TAACTCCAACAGGAATATCTGCAACTTCTGCAGTAGGTTCAATAACACCTGCTGATGTTATGGGATTAACAGGAGTTTCTGCAACAGTTTCTATTGGATCAATAACACCTGCTGATGTTATAGGAGTAACAGGAGTTTCTTCAACAGCAAGTGTTGGAGATATATTTATTCAAGCATATCAAGCTATTGACACAGGTTCAAATACATCATATACAAGTGTTGCAACAGGATCAAATACAAGTTATAGTGACGTTGCATAGGAGATAAATTATGGCATCAACATACACACCTTTAGGGGTAGAGCTTCAAGCAACTGGTGAAAACGCCGGTACATGGGGGACAAAAACTAATACAAACTTACAATTAGTAGAACAAATTTCTGGTGGTTATATCGCAAAATCAATTGCAGGTGGTGCACAAACTACAGCTTTATCTGTTTCTGATGGATCAACAGGTTCAGAAGTTGCACACAGAATGATTGAATTTACAGGTTCGATTACTGGAAATCAAATTGTAACTATTCCAAATGATGTTCAAACATTTTATTTTTTAAGAAATTCAACTTCAGGATCGTACTCAGTTCAATTTAAATATGCAACTGGTTCAGGTGATTCATTTACTTTTGCAGCTGGTGATAAAGGCGATAAAATTGTTTTTGCAACAGCAAACGATGGGACTAATCCTGATATAGATACACTAGCAATTGGAACTGGAATTAGTGCAGTTGTTGATGATACTACACCTCAACTTGGTGGTAATTTAGACGTTAATGGAAATGATATAGTATCTACTTCTAATGCAGATATAGATATTATTCCAAATGGAACTGGTGATGTTGTTCTTTCAGCAGATACAGTAAAAGTTGGAGACAGTGGCGCAGCAGCTACTTTAACGTCAAATGGCGCTGGAGCATTAACTGTTACTACTGGAGGCGCTGCAGATCTAGTTTTAAGCACAAATAGCGGAACAAACTCTGGAACTGTTACCATTACAGATGCTGCTAATGGAGATATAACAATAGCTCCGGACGGAACAGGTAGAACAAAAGTAACTAACGCAACATCAAGCTCAACACAAACTGTAACTACGGATGGAAAAGGACTTGTCTTCTCCATGGTTTTCGGGTATTAATATCAAAGGAGAATAAAAAATGGCAACACCAAATTTAGTTAATATAGCAACAATCACACCAAAGAATGCTATGGGTAGTTTATCTGATACTAACAGAACTACTATGATTGATGTTCCTGCAGAAACTGCAGTAAGAATTGATACAATATTATTAGCAAACATTGATGGAACTAACGCTGCTGATGTAACAGTAGAAATTAGTAACGACAATGGTTCGACTTATTATAAAATCGCAAGCACAATTTCAGTGCCTGCAGATTCAACATTAGATTTAATTTCAAGACCTATCTACTTAGATGAAACAGATTTAATAGCTGTAACAGCTGGCGCTGCCAATGATATATCTTTTCATGTTTCTTATGTAGAGATGGTAGACTAGGAGAATAAATGCCAAAAATAATTAAATCCGCAAAAGGTGAGTTTACAACAGCAAATATTACAATCGATAGTTCTGGAAGAGTTGTAACAGCTGCTTCAGGAGCAGGTGGTGATGGAAGCTATGTGCCAAGAGTAATAAAAAACGGTCCTTCTTCTGGAAATTATACAAGTCCCGCAAATGCTACTAAATTTTACGCATACGCTTCTTCTGGTGGTGGAGGTGGCGGAGGTGCTTCTTTAAATAGAGGACCAGGTGGACTTAATGGAGGTGCTGGTGGCTCTGGAACTTATGGTTTTTTTAAGGGCTCTCTTGATGCAAGTACGACTTATGCTTACTCTATAGGTGGAGGTGGTAGTGCTGGTAACGTATCAGGTACAATCAATGGTGGTGCAGGTGGTGCAGGAGGAGCTACTAATGTAGGTTCTTTAATTTCAATCAATGGCGGAAACGGTGGTTCCGGCACAGGTAATGGTAATAATAGTGGATCTTCAGGTAATTCAGGTAGTGCATCTCCTAGTCCAGACTTTTCTGTTCCTAATTTTTATTTACATGGAATAGCTATCGGAGCAGGTGGTTCCGGTGGTCAAGGAAATGGCCCAGGAAGTGGTAGTACCGGTGGTTCTGGTGTATTAACTTTTTTTGACGACGGAGGACAATAATAATGGCGTATGCAATAGTTACAGATGATAATGTCTATAATATAGCTTCTAATCTTTTAGAAAAAGATGATTTAAATGTGTCTTACGATATATATAACGCTATAGAAATAAGTGATGAAGATTTTTTAAAAGTAAAAAAAAATCTTGCTAAAATTACTGTTTCAGGAGATACCGCAACTATTACTAATTTAGAAGGGCCTTTTTTTCTAGACGAAGAAGCTTTAAAAAACTATATTGATACTGTATTAAATAAAATCAATCTATTTATTAACGCTGGAAATACAGAAAAAATTTTATATTCTGATATAAATGAATATAAAAATTACCTAGATAATTTAAATTTATCCACAATTACTTTTCCATTAGATTCAACTTGGGAACAGTATTGTGAAGATAATGAAATAACTTACTTTCATACTTTACAGATCCCTTAAATAAATATAAACAGTCTTTATGTTTGAAAAAACTATAGAGTTTTCTGCGAATGAAAAATTTATTAAACATAATACAGAATACTTACCTGTTCCAATTAAATTAAATATACCAAAGTGGTATAAAGAACTAGAACATACTATTCACAACAAAACAGTAAAAGGTTGTATGCCTTTTTTAGATACGTTAACTTCTGGGTACCTTTTAAAAATGCCTATTGATTATTATTTAGAACATAATGTTAAAAATGAAAAAGGAAATTTAGATACAGGGTCTTGCTCGGGACAAAAAAGAGTTAATAATTTTTCTGATAAGATAAATTTAAATTATGATACGGTAAAACAATTACATGAACCGGATCAGCTAAAAGGTTCTCCTTTATTAGAAAAAAATAAAGGACTTAGTTTTCACAAAATACTTAACCCTTGGACTATAAAAACACCTCCTGGGTACTCTTGTTTATTTTTACCTCCTATGAATAATACTGATGATAGGTTTTCTATTATACCTGGAATAGTAGATACAGATTCATTTCCTACAGAAATAAATTTTCCAATTCTTTTGAATGGAGATAAGTATCCATCCCTTAAAACATTAATTAAAAAAGGTACTCCTTATGTTCAAATTTTTCCTTTTAAAAGAGAACAATGGAAAATGCAAATAACTAAAATAACTGATGAAAAAAGAAAAGAAATGGATTTTTTTTCTTTTACGCAAATACTTCATAATTACAAAATTAAATTTTGGTCAAAAAAATCATGGAAATAAAAGGAGATTTACATAACTATATAATTTGTTTTGATAATGTTTTGCCAAAAGAAATATTTTTTAATTTTAAAAAAATATGTAAAGAATATATAAAATATCAAGACGCTTTAGTTGTAGATGATAATAGTCATAAAATAGATAAAAAAGTTAGAAAAACTTCTATGTGGAATTTAACTCCTGTAGGTGTAAATAGTTTAACTCAAGTTCATTGGGCTAATTTTATGTTTAATACTTTTAACATTTTTATAAAAGAATATATGAAAAAAATTGGTTGTGATGAATTATTTCAAGTTAACAATATACAGGTTTTAAAATATGGTTTAGGGGGTCATTATGTTTTTCATACAGATTATTGTAAAAGCATACCAAGAGCATTTAGTTGTATCTTTTTAATCAATGATGATTATGAAGGAGGTGATTTAATTTTTAAATACCCTCATTCAGAAAAAAAAACTAAAATTGATAAACGAGAAAATAGAATGATAATTTGGCCAAGTAATTTTTTATATCCACATTCGGTGCTTCCAGTGACAAAAGGAGAAAGATATTCGGTTGTAGCATGGGCGTTATAGGAAAAAATTTTAAATATAAAGTAATTAAAAATTTTTTATCAAAAGATGAAATACAATTGTTATTTATTTATTGTGAAATGAAACATAGAACAAATTCTACTAATTTTGATTTTGAAATGAGTAATGTTGCAGATACTAGGTACTATGGAGACCCGCTTACTGATTCTTTAATGTTGAAAAAAATAAAATTAATAGAAAAAGAAACAGGTAAAAAATTATTACCTACGTATTCTTTTTGGAGATGTTATACACGATATGCTGATTTAAAAAAACATACAGATAGAGAGTCTTGTGAAATAAGCGTTACAGTAAATATCGGCGGAGACAATACAGAATGGCCAATCTTTATTGAAGGCACTCCATTAAATTTAAAAAAAGGAGATGCTGTTATTTATTTAGGGTGTGATTTAGAACATTGGAGAGAACCATTTAAAGGAGATTACCAATTTCAAACATTTTTACATTATGTAGATGCGAAAGGTAATAACAAACAATACTATATGGACCAAAGACAATATTGGGGAACTAAAGGAACTGCGTAATTAAAAATGTATTTTAGACAGAAAAAAGATGGATCTTGTATTCTTCATTTTGAAGATGAAGAGGTTAATATAATAAAAGAAAAAAAACAAATTTATTTTACAGCAGAATCTTTAAAACATTTCGGCAATACTTTAGTAAAAATAGTTATGGAGTTTAATGATAATTTACCTGAAGAAGTAAAAGAGTTAATGTCAGATGATTATTCTCAGGTAAAAGGAGAATTAAATACTGACAATAAAGATAATAAATAATTTTTTAGATAAGGTGGTATACAAAGTTTGATTCAAGATTTAAACATTTTTAAAATAAATAATTTTCAAAATCATAAAAGTATTCTTTTAGATTTAATTTCTAAAATACCTCAAACACACATAAAACAAAAAGGAATTAATGTTGAGCATACAGATTGGGATATTACCCCAAATATGAAACGTGAGTATGTTGAGTATTTTTTAGATAATATTTTTACAGATTACGCTAAAGAAATTTGTAAAAAATTCCACTGTAATAATTTATCCTTAACAAATATTTGGTTTCAAGTTTATGGAAAAAATCAATATCATTCTCATCATAGGCATGAAAATGCACATTTTGCCAATGTAGTTTTTTTAAAACTACCTAATAAAAATTTAACTACAAAAATATATAATTTAAAAAATGAGTTAATTGATATAGAAGTTGAAGAGGGTAGTATTCTTACATTTCCAGCATATTTAAAACATGAATCTAGTGTCAATGAAAGTGTTGAAAAAAAGATTGTTTTATCCTACAATATTAATATAGAAGATTAAAGACTGTATATTGGCTCTTTCCTTCTTTATTTATTTAATATATAAGATAAATTAGATATATAAGGATTTAATATGCTACAAAAGATAGGTTTCCAACCAGGTATAAATAAACAAATTTCAGAAACTACAGCTGAAGGTCAGTGGGTAGACTGCGATAATGTTAGATTTAGATACGGAACACCTGAAAAAATAGGTGGCTGGAAGCAGTTAGGTACAGATAGTTTAACAGGAGCCTCAAGAGGTCTTCACCATTTTGTAAATAGTCTAGGTAGAAAGTATGCTATTATAGGCACTAACTCTATTTTATACGCTTATTCAGGCGGTGTATTTTATGATATACATCCTATCAAATCAACAACTACACTTACAAATGCTTTTAGCACAACTAATGGATCACCCATTGTTACCATAACTTACCCTTCAGCACACAATATTCAAGAGAATGACATTATTCTTTTAGATAATTTTACAGCTATAACTAATTCAAACTTTAGTGCATCTGACTTTGATGATAAAAAATTTATGGTAACAAGTGTGCCATCAACTACAACTTTAACTATTACAATGCCTTCCAATGAAACAGGTAGCGGTGCAACAACATCTGGTGGTATTAGAGTTCAACATTACTATCACATTGGACCAGCAGTACAGGCAAAAGGTTTTGGTTATGGGTTAGGGTCTTGGGGCGGAGAAGATGCAGGAGCAGTAACAACAACTTTAAATGGTGCGATCGATGCTTCGGTCACCAGTATTACAGTAGCTGACGCTTCACAATTACCGGACTCAGGGACTAATTTTATTATAATAGATTCTGAAGAAATTTCATACACAGGTGTTAGCACTAATACTTTAACAGGATGTACAAGAGGTGTAGCAGGAACAACAGCAGCTTCTCATAGTGATGGTGCAACAGTTACAAACTCAACTGACTATGTTGCGTGGGGCGAAGCAGCATCAGGAGA